GTTGCTCCGCAACACCGTCGGCTGCAGCGCGCCGCTCGCGCTGCGGTACTGCACCGTCACGACGTTGCGCACATCCTCGAGCGCCGCCGCCCACGACCGAACCGACAGGTATTCACTCGGACCGATCGTCAGGTCCGGCGTTGTCTTGGCGCGATCCGGCTGGAAGAGCCGTAGCTCGTTCGTCGTCGCACCGGTCCACCGGTAGCGCACGTCCCACCCGATCTGCCCGGCGAATCGCCGCAGGCTGGCACCAACTGACACAGCATCGAGCGTCTGCGCCGGGTAGACGCCGAAGCTCGGCGACGCTGGCGTCGCCAACGTGACGCCGAGCGACGGCGATGCCGGGGCATTAAGGACCGCCTGCATGACGGCCTCAACAGCCGTGCCCGGCTCAGGCGAACCGACCGACAACGGCGCCTCAAGGAACCGGTCCATGATCGCGCCGAACAGGTCGCGGCACTCGAGGACGATCCGCTCGCGGTCGCCGGTGTCGAGCCGATCCACGCGCCCCCAGAACACCCGGCGCCAGTCGCCCGCCGCCGGTGCAGCGCCCGCCGAGACACACGCGGTCTCGACGTAGAGCTCGCGCCCCACGTCGAGGAAGGCGCCGCCGGTGTTGGCCGAGCTGGCGGAGACGCCGGGGGCGATCGTGACGCCCGTCACGGTGCGCGAGAGCGTGACGGAGGCCGTCGCCGACGGGCTGTCGAGCGACTCGCGAATCGTGACGCCGAGCAGCCAGTTGCGGCCCCCGTGCACGTTCGTGATATCGCGGAAGGTGCCGCCGGCATCGCGGATGAAGGCCCGCAGATGCACGTCGAAGCGCGATCCGCCGATGAGCGTCCGCTCGCCGCCGGTGATCGTGCGCACCTAGCGCTCCTCAATTGTGAGGGTGAAGGTGCGGAGCACGACCCCGCCGAAGCCGAGATACGCCGCGTCCTCGATGGTCACCTGCGCCGTCAGCGTCACGCCGTTGATGACGACCGTGACGTAGACGCCGGGGCCGCACGCGGCGCGCAACGTGTCGAGCTCCGCCTCGGTGTGCCAGGCGCTGGGGATCGAGTAGCGCCGCTTCTGCGCGCGGACCGTGGACCGGTGCGAGCCGTCGAACGCCCGGTCCTCGTCACCGACGACGACGTTCGCGAGCTGGCGCGCGCTACCGCCATTGGCGACGCGAACGGGGATCCCGGCGACGGTGAGCATCAGGCCATCACCGTGACTCGGCTCCACTCTGCCGGGCTGCCGTACTGCGTCTGCGCCATGGCCTGCAGCTCGCGGACGAACTCGCTGGCTGACTTGGCCTCGGTGGTCACGGGGCCGTTGATGACGATGGTCAGCCCCTCGCGCCCGCCGCCCACGCCACCGCCGGGCACCGCAGGAGCCGCCAGCGTGGCCCGCCGGATGTCCCCGATCATGGCCGCGACGTTGAGCCCCGCCGGCGCGTTGTAGTCACCGATGGAGCCGCCGCCGATGGCGCCGCGCTCCGCCTCCTGCGCTTCGCGCTCAAGCCGCGCCGCCTCTTCGAACTGGCGATTGATCCGCGCGATCTCGGCGTCCCGCCGCCGCGCCAACGCGATCGCCGCGCCTTGCCCGCCCGGGAGGACGCGGAGAATGCGGGAGCCGCGCGCCGTGAGCGACTCGCGCACCTGACGCAAGGCGTCCTGCCGCTGCCGCTCGATCACCTCCAGTCGCTCGCGGTTGGCCTGCTCGCGGTCCAGGGCGTCCGCTTCCGCCTCCCGCCCCGTCGCGCGCAGAATGCGCCCGCGCGCGTCGTTGTTGAGGCGCGCCACCGACTCGTTCGCGCTGCGCACCCGCTGCGCCGAAGCCTGCAGCTCGGAGAAGGCCGCGACGACGACCAGCGCGGCGGCGGCCACCCCCGTGAACGCGGCACTCGTCCCAGCGGCGGCCGTGACGCTGGCCGTCGCGCCCGCCGGGCCCGTTCCGGCTGCGCCGCTGCCCGCCCCCGGGAGAATCCCGCCCCCGAGACTCATGACGGCGCCAATCGAGACCCGCTGCATCAGGGCGGCGGCAATCGCCTCAGCGGCCGCGCGGCGAAGCAAGCCCGCGAAGGTCTCCGCGAAGCGCCGCGCCGATGACAGCCCATCCGTCATCAGGCCTTCCGCGAACGTCGCGACCGACTGCTGCAGCCCGCGCGTGAGGTTCTCGCGGATCTGTTCGGCCGCCTCCTTGGCCGCCTCCATGCGCTTGAACACTGGATCGAGCAGCCGGAGCGACTGCTGGAGGGCGCCACCATCAAAGCCGATGTCCGTCACGAACGGCGCCGAGGCGCGCGGCGGGGCGAGCCGCGTGCGCTCACGGTCGCGCTCGAACGCGGCCATCACGTCGTAGGCGTAGCGGTCGAGATCCTGCTCGTAGGCGGCGATCTGGTCGCGCTCCCGGGCCGCCTCATCAGCGGCGCGCTGGCGATCGCGAGGCGTGACCGGAGGCGCCGTGATGGTGATCGGCGCGCGACGCGTGAACCGCCGGCGGTTTTGCTCACGCAGAAGCGCGGCGAGAATGGCCTGACGCCGATCGGGGTCTGCCGACGCCTCGAGGTCGAGCGCGTTCGGGTTCCGGTAGCGATCGATCTGCGCCTGCAGCTCGGGGTTCGACAGGCCCCGCCCGAACTCGCTCCCCCGCGTGAATGCCCCGCGGGTGTCGGTGAGGCCGGCGATCCGTTCCCAGACATCGGCCACACCGTCGAGGACCGCTGCGATGCGGTTCGTGATCCCAAGCGCCTCGTTGAGTCGCGACACGAAGAGCGACGCGGCGGTGGTAATCCGGTCCCACGCCGTCCCGACCGTCGTCGGGAGCGCCGCCGATTCCTCCTTCAGCTTGCCGAGCTGCGAGACGAGCGCCTGCAGCACCGGCACGGTCTTGAGCTCGCCCTCCTGCCCGAGCCGCCGCAGCTCGCCGACGGTGACGCCAAGCCCGGCGGCGATAGCCTCGGCCAAGCGGGGCGCCTGCTCGAGCACCGAGTTGAGCTCCTCGCCGCGCAGCGTCCCCGACGCGAAGCCCTGTGCGAGCTGCACGAGCGCCGCGTTCATCGACGCGGTGTCTCCGCCCGACACGCGCATGGCCGCCGCGATGGCCTCGGTCGCCTGCACCATCTGGTCCTGCGAGACCCCGGCGTCACGCCCCGCGCGGGCCAGTCGAGTGTAGACGGTCGCCAGCTGCTCGAGCGACTGTCCGTTCTGCTGCGCGATGCGGAACAACTGCGCCTGCGTCGCCGCTGCGTCGGCCGCCGACACGGAGACAAGTCGGAGGCGTGCCGCAAGCAGCGTCGCCCGATCCGCCGTCTCCACGAACTGGCGAGCGAGCTGGACTGCCGTGATGCCGCCCAAGGCGCCGCCCAACAGCCGCGCTGCCACGCCGGCGGCGCCCATCCCTTGGGCCACCTGCTGGATGGCCTCTGCCTGCTGGCGGTGCGCCCGCGCCGCGGCGGTGGCCTGTGCGACCGCCGACTGTTGGGCGCCGCCGAGCCCTCGCGTCGCGGTTTCGGCCTGCTTGCCGGCCGTCGTGACACGCCCCAGCGCCTCGGCCACCTGCCGAGCGCTGGTGACCATCGGCTGCGAGTCCAGCACCAGCTGCAGTCGGGCAATGCTCATTTACCGCCCTCCTTGGGGCGCGCATCCTCGACGGCCTGCCGCCATGCGGCATCGGCGGCGATGATCGCGCGGATCTCGATCGGCGCCGGCCGCTCGCGCGTGAGCCGCGCCCACGCCGCGATCTCGCTGAACGCCAGCGGCGACAGCCCGAAGCCCGACGCCGGCCGGGCCGACGCGAGCTCTGCCCACCAGCCCCAGACGGCCATACATGCCGGCGGGAGCGGCGGCGGGTCGAGCGTGGCCATCGGCAACGCGCCCTGCGTGGCTGCCGCCTGCAGGTGCGCACGCAACGGGCGCCCGTCGGCCTGCGGCGCGGCCATGCGGCCGTGCCACGCCGCGCACGCGGCGAGCGCCCGGATCAGTTTCCCAGGTAGCGGTCACGGGCCGCGATCGTCTCGAGCGCCTGCCCTTCGGCCCAGTCCCACGCCTCGAAGAACGCGACGACGTTCGCGGGCGAGAACTCGAGCGGCACGCCCTCCCAGTCGAGCGTGCAGTCGATGACCTGCTGGCGGAGCGCCGCTTCGAGCTCCGCCGTCGCCGCGTCCTTGGGCAACGCCGACAAGCGCGCGGCCGCCGCCTTGGCGACCGGCGCGTCCATGCCCGCGAGCTTGAGCCGGATCGGCGCACCGTCCGGCGTGACCAGAGGCGCGCCAGTGACCGGATGCCGTAGCGCGCACCACACGCCGGCCGCCGCGAGCTTGCCGAGGTTGAGCGCGTCGAGCGAGGACACCGCGAAGGCCGGCGCTGCGCCGGCCTCCGCCTTGGGCTGCGTCGTCATCAGACCGCCCCCGAGTCCTGCACGAGGATCGTCGTCTGCTCGGTGCCCGTCGCCGACGCCGGGAGCAGCGCTTGGAAGGGCAGCGTCTGGACGATCGACCCGTTCTGCGGGGCGGCGTTACGGCCGCTGTACTTGCAACGGCCCATGTAGAACGAGAGGAACGGCGCGAGCGGATCCGTCGAGGCGTTGAGCTTGAGCCAGATGGCGAACTCCGTCTCGAGCGAGAACCGGTTCCACTCGACTTCGTCCTGGACGAGGATCGACAGCTCGCCGGTCACCACGACGGGGGCCGGGTAGATGTCCGGCGTGACCGTCGAGCCGATCACGTCCTGCGTGCCGAGCGCGGCCCCGATCTGCAGCGACCCGCCGGTGACGACAGCGATGTCGGCCGAGCCGATCCGGATCTGGCCGGTCGGCCCGGCAACGATCGGCGTCGTGGAGGGCGCGGCCGGGCTGGTGTAGTACGCCGTGGTGTCGGCGGTCGAGTCCTGCCCGATGAGGCCGATCTGGAGGCGCGCCATGTCGTTCGGCGCCATCGTGATGCCGATCTGGTTCACGCGGCACCCCGCCATGCGCTCCGAGAGCGGCGCGCCCGGGTTCCAGTCTTCGAGGTAGAGCGATTCGTTCGTGTGCCCCGTGAGCGGCACGAAGGTGTGCCGCCCGGCGAGCGTGAACGTCACGGAGTCGCCGGCCACGCGATCGACCACGACTTCGGCGACGGTCATCACCGTGGCCGTGAGCGCCGTGATGCGATAGTCGCGGTTGTTGGCCGTGGCGGGGGCGAGGAAGCCGGACACGCGGGCCACCATCCCGACGCGGAACCCGTCGGTGATCCACGAGCCCGCCGCCCGCGTGAACGTGCGGCCGGCGGCCGCCGCGGTGACGTTGGTCAGCGGGCTCGAGGTGGGGGCCGTCGCGTACACGCGCCGCAGGATGTTCTCGAAGAACTCCTGATGCGACCCGGGGCTGAGTTCGCCGGACAGCGTCGCCGACACGCCGCGCATGCCGTGCCGCACGTCGGCGATCTGGTAGTCGGGGCGAATCTCCTGCGATTGGAACGGCTGCTTCGTCAGGCCGCCCGCGAACTGCGTGCGGCGCACGATGCGGGCCCCGGTGGCCCCCGGCGCGACGCCGAACGAGGCCTCCTTGCGGACCCGCACTTCGCGGGTGATGTCGAGCGCGGTGGACATTTACGGAGTCTCCGAGAGGGTGAGGAGGTCGATGGTGACGAGGCAGGAGAGCCAGACGCCGGGGCCGGCGAGCTGATCCGCCTCGGCGGTGGCCGTCACGACCCACGTCTCCGGCGCGGCGACCAGCGCCAGTCCCGACGGGAAGTGGGCGCGCACGCGCGCGGCGAGCGCCCGAAGCGCGTCGGCCCCGGCGTCGGTGCGGCAGACAAGGCGCAGTTGCGCGCGGTGCTTCGTGCTGTCGGTGGCGCGGAGCTGTTCCGGCGCGAGCGGCAGCAGGCGCTCTTCGACCCAGTCGCCGGACGCTGGGCGGTCGGCGGGCGCGCCGTAGAACCGCGTGGCGACGGCCGGCGTGATCGCTTGCAGTCGCGCGCGGGCGGCCTGCTGCAGGCGCAGAAAGACGCTCACGGGGCCTCCCCAAGGCGGCGCGCCACATCAGCGACGATCTGCGGGACGTTGGCCGCCACGGGCGCGACGAACGGCTGGCGCTCTTCGACGATCCCGGCGTACTCAGCGCCGTTCGTGAAGTAGAGCACCTCGCCGGCCCGCGCGCCGATCACGCCGCCAGTGAGGTCGGGCTCAGGAGTCGGCGACTCGCTGGTGCCCGCCACGCCCTCCACGGTCTCCGGCGCATTCCGCGAGGCCCGCCACGACGAGCGCAGGAAGCCCGTGTCCACCGGCGTGCCGGGGCCGTAGCGACCGCCCGCGATGAGGTTGTCGGCGATGACCAGCGCGGCGCCCTGCACCACGCGGTCGGACTGCGTCTCGAGCGACCGCTGGAAGCGCAGCACCTGGGCCTCAAACTCGCTGGCGCTCATCGGATGACCGCTGCGGTGTAGAGGATGGTCGCGCCGGCGGGGGCCAGCGTGGTGACGCCGATGACCTTCCACGTCGCACCGTTCGCGACGTACTCGTCGCCCGGCTGCGGCCGCGTGGCGGTCCCGGGCGTGAGGATCTCGGCGGCCTCCCCGCGGACGACGGTCGCCGGCTCGAAGCGCCCGTCGCGGGCGTCGGTCACCGGCAGCACGACACCCGTGACGGGGGCCGTCGTGGCGGCGGCGGTGCTTTCGACGCCTGCGGTCAGAACGCGAGCGCCCGGCCGGCGCCACGTGATCGTGGTGCCGAAGCGACCGAGCATCCGCTGCGCGGCGGCGGCGCTCACCCGCGGGTCACCGTGCCGCCGTGCGCGTGGCGCAAGAGCGGCTGGATGCGGGTCCAGACGGCCGGAAAGCGCGCGAGCCCCTGCTTGCGCACGAGCGGCGCAGCGTACTCGGTCTCGAGCGGGCCGACCTTTTCGCGCGTGATGCCTTCGGCGGCGTCCCGCGCCGACGGGTCGGCGGTCTCGCCCAGGAGCGCGAGGGCGAGCTCGCAGGTGGCTTCGAGGATCGGGAGCGGGATCTCGGTCTCGGGGTAGTACCGCGCCCGCGCGTCCAGCAGCTTGGCCGAGGTCGGGAACGCATCGGCGAACGACGGTTCCTGTGTCGGCGCGTAGGCGCGCGGCCATGCCAGCCGCTGCGCTGTGGTCGCCTTCATGCCTTCCCACGCCAGCTTGTCGAGCCACGCG